ACTTCTCTGCAATCTTCTTTTCAACTTCATCTAAGTTACTTTGTGGATCACCAATATCTACATCACGATAAAATCCAGCTAACTGTAAACGCTTTAATTCATTTTCTGTTTTACGCATGACATGCGTTACACGCTCAGAAGCTTCAAGACTTGATGCGCCATATGGCATCACTAAATCTTCTGCTGGAACATACATAGATACTTGACGATCAAGTGCGGCATCTATATAAACCTTTTTAAATCCGTTACCAGATAAAGCTACACCCCATAACATTCTTTCATGTTCAGGTCTGTATTCGGGCATGGCATCTGTTAATTCATAATTCATGTCAGTGACTACACGTGACATGGCATCTTTTTTCTCTTGTGTTTCTTTACCAATAATCTCGCCTTTAACAGGGCCTGATGCTGGGAAAGTATCCATGATTGTTTCTGATTGGAATTTGGTGACTGCTTCAGCTAGAATAGGATGATAAACACCACAAGCTCCGTCCCACGGTTCTGATCGTTCATCAATCTTAAGACCTAACAGATCTAAACCATCTACGTAAGTTTGAATCCAATCACGTCTTGAATCTACGTCAGAATCAAAGTCACCTACCAAATCACCCGCAAGCTCAGTTAAATCACCTTCATCCATGTATTCAGCTAAGTTATCAGCGAAGTCTTCTTTGTCATTTTCTCCTGGGACTAAATCAATTTCAAGACCGTCCATACCAATATGAACTGCCTCTGGATTAACAATTTCTATTTCCATAGCTGGTTGCTGGGAGTCTATACCTGCTAGACCTTGAGGAGCTTCGTAGAGGGCTTTATCAATTGACATAATAATCCTTTAATGGTAGATACAATATTTTAACCTTTTTATTAATAATAAGCCACCTTTCTGCGGAACTCACGGGGTTCATCTGGCTCATCTGAAGGCAGGGTTATAAAGCCGCCACGTCTAAATCTAATAAGTGCTTGAGTGCTTGAGTCAACTAAGTCATCGTGATCTGAATTAGGAAATGCTGCCATTTCTTCTATGACTTCTTCTGCCCAACGTTTTCTTGGCGCCCACACCCTACCCGATGCGAATAGATCGCTCACTGAGTTTACCCGTGATATCTTGTCGTTACCACGAGTTGGCGTAAATTCTTGAACTGGGATTCCCATCCGTCTTAGTTCAAAAATTAAAGGCGCACCTGATGCTTTGGCTTCCACGATGAATGCATCGGGTTGCCAGTCTTGGTAGTATTCCAAAGCTCTCGCTTTTAATTCTGGAAACTCCATGCGTTCTTTTAATGCGTCAAGCAAAATAATATGCGGGTCGTTTTCATTCTCATCTTTATAAAAGACGCCCCATGTTGTACATGCAGAATAGTCGGCACGTTCTGATTTGGTAAAAGCGGTATCCCAGCTTTGAATAATAAATTCACATCTTGGTGGTTGTTCTTTTTCCCAAACTTGCCACCATTCACGCTTAATTAAAGCACCCTCTTCAGAGGTTGGATCTTGTTGATACTGAGCTTGCCATTTAGATAAAGGCAATTCAATACGTAGCTTATCTAGTTCTTCGTAAGACCAGAACTCTGGCCATAGAGGTTTTTCAGAAGGTAGGATGGCTGGGAGTTCAATAATTTCCCATTCATCTCCATCACGGTCAAGCATACCTTGTATAATTTTGCCCGTCAGATCTCGTTTAGCCCAACGAGTCATAACGACTACAATAGAACCTCCAGGCTGTAAACGCTGACGAGGACCTGATGTATACCACTCAAAGACCTTATCGTATACGGATGGATCTCCAGCCGCTAATGCCGCTTCTTGTTCCGAATGCGGGTCATCAATAATGAGAAGATCTGCTCCTTTACCAGTGACAGTACCACCAACACCGATAGCAAAATACTCACCATTAGCATTAGTAGACCAGCGGCCAGCAGCTTTAGAGTCAGAACGAAGGGCAACGTTTGGAAATATTTTAGCATAGACCTCAGAGTCTACCAGATTTCTGACCTTTCGTCCAAACCCAACTGCAAGTTCTGCTGTATTTGAGCATTGAATAATCTTCTTGTTAGGAAAGCGTCCTAGGAACCAAGCAGGAAGTAAATAAGATGCAAACTCAGACTTAGTATGACGAGGAGGCATATTGATAATAAGACGTTTAATTTTTCCATTGGCTATATCCTCAAACTTTTTTGCCATGACAGCATGGTGACGGCCATGAATAAATCCAGGCCACATTGTAGTTACAAACCTCATAAAGTCTTCTATGCCTTCTTCACGAAGCAAAGCATTATCATACTCACGGACTTGTTCTAATACCATAGCCTGTTCTTCAGGCGATAGCATATTCATTAGCTCTATGACTTTATCACTCAAGATCTCGTACCCTTACCCCTACTGGTCGTATGGATCTTGCACGTCCTTTGACCCCCTTGCAAACCCCTATCTCGATTAGGATAGACATCTTACGGGCTACATTCCCCCTACCCTTTTCGCCCGTTAGACGCATGATATCGTCTATAGTAGGTCCAAAGCCGTAGTTACGCCAGAACTCGTCTACTATGAGAAAGATCTCTTTCTGTGCTGGGGTCATACTTTAAAATCGTCTTCAGTCAAAACAGGTCTATCTTTCTTTGCGTCTGCTAACATAAGTTCTAAGACTTCTATAATCTCTTCACGGCTACTACCTACGACTTGATCTGCGTCACTAAACGCCATAGGGGTTCCGTCTTCTTCATAAAAGACTTCATTTAATGCGTAATAGCATTCAGGTTCATTTTGAGATACTCGTTTAATGATTCTATAGCTCCAAGTCATTTTTTATCCTTGCCTGCAATATGGCTTTCATATAGCATCTTATCTAATTCTTCAGATACGCTTTTTAGCTCTTTAATCTTTTGTGGCGTGATTTCTTCATCCGTCCAAATCAATTCACCCGTAGATTTATCTAGTTCGTAGACTTTCATTTCCGCCCCCTTCTGGCGAAGCCATGCAGAAGAAAAGCTATAATGGTCACTATGTATATAAGGAACACATAAGCCCATATAAGATGACTATATACATAATCTATATCTATCCTCTCATATTGCATCTATACGTATCCCTAGTAATTGTTTAATCTTAATCTTCCAGCGCTTATACCAGGAAAGCTTACTTAGACTATAAGCCATGTTACCAATAATAATATACGTCTCTGGTTTAAATTGTTTCATGTTATTCCTCCATAGGTTCATCATAATTATCTACCCCGTCTGCAGGGGACCCTAAATCACTAAGGGGGGTGTTTGCCTCATCTAGCTTCTCAAAGTCATCCCAAAAATTAGTACCCCCTCCCCACTCTGTGTTTGTAAATGATAAGGGGGGTGTTTCCGTTATGGGTGCGGATTGTTTGTCTGGAATAGTATGTGTAGGGGTAGCACCAAATTCAATAAAATTTTGGGGGGTCGGGTCGGGTGGGTCAAGCGCTTCGGCCTGATCTCTTTCGGGCGCTTCTGAAATACTTGGCGCTTCGGGTTGCGCTTCTTGGATACTCTCATCACTTGGGTCGTTATCTACTGTTATGGGGTCAGGGTTGCTGAGTGACCCGCCTGTTATCTCTGCGAGTAAGTCATCTGCTTCGGCCTTCTTGGCGCTTGTAATATTGCTTGATGACCTGATGGCCTGAGCGAGTGAGGCTATAAGCCTGTCTTTAGCGGTTGCGCTTGTATCCGTTGCGGTTATCTCTTTGCGCTCTGAGAAGAGAGCGACCTCTGTTATCTTGCCTAATAATTCAAGCGCCTTGATCTGTTGAGCGTGATTAACATCAGGGTCGAGCGCCTTCTCTGTGAGCTTCTGTATAGTGAGCGCCCTTAAATGAGCGGGTAAAAGATATTTCTGAGCCTCTAAACCTACTTTTAAGCCCTCTATCATTAGTGAAATATTAGGGTTAAGTGAGAGCCTGTGCGCTTCCACCCTCTGAGCGTTGGCGGTTGTATTCGTATCATAGGCGCTTCGATACGCTTCGGCCTTGCTTTTACCCTTGGCCACACTCTCTGCGAATGCTTTTTGTTTAGCGGTCAATGTCTTAGGGCTACCGAGTAGAAGCGTATCTATCGGGGTTGCTTCGAGGCCTTCTTTAATCTGTTTACGGGTTAGTTTCATAATTATGGGTATAAAGTGAGTATATGCTCATTATAAGATAAAATTGAGATAATAGCTAATTATCGGCCTTCATAATCGCATCATAAGCCACGATCTCAATTAGGTTGATGCTATCCTATTAACCAATTATGCTATGGCTTCTGTATGCTTCCCTATATGGTTTACTGCTATTCGAACATATTCGGGGCTATCCCGCTACGCTATCCATGCGCTTTATTGGGGGCGCTTGGTCAGTGAAAATAATTGTATAAAATACTTGCATTCTTTTAAATACTTTGATCTAATTACTTTTAACGGGCTTAGGCCTGTTATATCATTAATTAACGAGGGTTAAATTATGAAAAGCAAAGGGCAAGGAAATAAGAATTATGTCATTCGAATAAATGGCAAAGTAAGCGATCTATTGACTATTAATCAGGCTATCAGGCTTGAACTTTATCACACAAATAACGATACATCTTATCAAGCAAGAAAAGGTATCGAAATAATCAATATAAACCAATTATTAAAAGGGGCTTAATTATGTATGAATTAATCAGGGCTTTTCAATCTACGCTTCTTATGCTTCTAGGCTTATTCTGCATTGAGTTTATAGGCCTTTTCGCTTCGCTATTATGTTTTATTTTGGCGGGGGCTTATGCCTTCTTAGCTATCAAGGGGGCTTCTCATGAGTAAACAATTAAGACCTAAGCGCCTTGAGGCGCACTTGATCGGTTTATTTTACCCTGAGGGTTCGAAGGCTCGAAAATGGGCGCAAGCCTACATAAAGGCCTCAGATAAAAAGATCGAAAAAGGTAATACTAAGACATCAAGCAAACTTTAAAAATGCGACTATGACCTTGCTATGAGGTCAATTTTTAATTAAAAGGGGTTAAAAATGAATGAACAAGCAATATTTAAAAAAGAATGGATATTCAAAACAATAGACAAGGCACACGATCAGGGGCTTATCGTTAGCCCTGAGATGATCGTTTCAGAGTTTAATATAGACAAAAAAGACGCTTTAATTATTCTTAATGAATGGTTTTGTGAGCGCTTGGCTTCACTCATTCAGGGGGCTTCAAAATGAATAAGTATTCAATCTTATATAATAAAGATAATAAACACTATAAAACTTATGTTTTAGCTAAGAATGAATTAATGGCTATTAATAGGCTTTTCGATACTAGCTATCAAGACGCTAGGGCTTTCGATCATCATGCTTTAATCAGTATATCTTTATTTAAAAAAGGGGCTTAAAAATGACGCTTCAAGAATATATCGTTAATCTATCCGCTAGGCCTGAATGGGAACTTCGAAACATGAAGAAGGCGCTAAACTTGCTTGGGGGCTTCTTAAATTCTGATGATGAAAATCTGAGGCTTCAAGCGTGTGAGGTTGTATTAAAAATGAAAAATCAATCTAAAAAAGGGGCATAACATGGAATTAAACACCAATGAATTAAACTCAATAATCAAGGCTTACAATAAAAAGAATAGTTATCCAATCGAAGAGGCTACTTTTATCGATCATGCTTTGAGATATATTAAAGCAATTAAAGAGGCTAGAATGATCTGTTCTATCGGTTCAGTTTCAAAAAGCGGTATGTCTCGAACTATTAAATTTTTAGAGATGAGCAAGGGCGAAAATAGACATTTTCTTTATAATTTTTATCAATTTTTTGATGCGCTTGGTTATTCTAAAGTAAAAGATAGCGACTATTTCAGAATTGGCGGGTGCGGTATGGATATGATTTTCAACACTAACTATACAATAATGCACGATCTAAGGCGCTTAGGCTTCATTGATAAAGATGAATGTTCAAAACTAGCACAAGCAACACCGCATATAGTTTAATCTTTAAGCGCCTTTTAATAGGGCGCTTAGGGGCTTAAATTGAGCCTATTTAACGAAAGGGTTAAGAATGGACTACATAGATCAGCAATTCAATAAGATATTTGAGACCAAAGGCGAGGCTATCAGCTTGAAAATTCAGGCCGAAGGGGCGCACACGAATTGGCTCAACATTACCGAGCATGAGGCGGAATTAATAAAAGACATTTTAAAAGAGAGGTATTCAGATGACTAACAATCTATTCAAAGGTTTTCACGATTATATAAAATCTTTTTATGGTTCAGGCGGTATTTATGACTATGATTTCTCAGATGATGAAATTCAGCAAGGCATACGCTTAAGGCTTGAAACTAGAAAGGATTTTGAATTTCAAGGCGATACCGCAGATAGAGAAATAACAAGAGATATCATTTTAAAACTAAGGGAAAGGGTTTAAAGATGAAATATATTATAAAAGACAATGAATGCGGGAATTTCTGCGAATGGTCTTTTGATAATCCACCGAATGAGGCGGAAATTAAAGAGCATTTTAAAACAATTAGCGACTATGAGGATTTAGGCGGTGATGAGCCTATACCGCTTGAAAATTTTACGCTTGAATTTATTCAGGATTTATGGAATGTTGAAATTATCCCTGTTCCTGAGTATATTAAAGAACTTGAGGCGGATTTAAAAGATTTAGGAAGTAATTACATGACAGGAATGTATGAAAATATCACAGATCAATTAACCATAATGAGAGGGGCTTTACATGAATGACATTATAGAAACAATAGAATATAAGAATTATCAAATACAAGTTTGCTATGATACTTATCCTGATGACCCTAGAAATTGGGATAATGCGGGCTTCATGGCTTGCTTCCACAAGCGCCTTAATTTAGGTGATAAGCATGATTTTAATGAGCCTCAGGATTTAATTGATTGGATTGAGGCCAATAAAGAAACAATTTATTATCTACCGCTCTATACCTATGAACATGGCAATATCACAATATCCACCACACCTTTTTCATGTCGCTTTGATAGCGGTCAAGTAGGCTTCATTTATATGACTAAAGAAGACGCAGAAAAAGAACAGATCAAAGACCCG